TAATATTTCTTTGAGTTGATCGGAAATATTGAATCTCTGTGCAAGACAATCAATGTCTATTGTATTATTTTTATTCTCTGCGGAAGCACACCAATCACAAAACATTTCCACTATATCATATAAAGTCATGCCATCAATTCCGCTGGGATAGTGTTCTGGATGGTGTTTATTAACTTTATAATGGTGATTTAGTCCTTCGCCCATATCAACAAGAGCCGCTTTATATTCTTTACTTCCAAATTTTAGTTCTTTTAGTTTGGGAGTGTAAATATCAAAAATCTCTTTTTCTGGAGGCTCTAGTTTGCTTTTGTCGTGTCCTTCTGCCTTTGCTAATAGTAATTGGGCAACGTCATTTAACCAATAGGCCACCTTGTGCCTGTGTTCGTTTATATCATTTGTGCAATCGTATAGTTTGCCCATAATAGTCCACACTCCTTTAGTATTTGTTCAACTCTCAAATCCCAAGTGTCCTCTTTCCACACTTTATCATGTGCGTTCTTGGCTATCTGATGCGCTTCGTCTGGGTTCTTCAAGGCAATCTCTACTTTTTGAACAGCTTCGTCCATTGAAGAGAACCCATAATAATGCGTATTTTCTATCAGCCCAAGTTTTTCTAAGTCCGGGACACGATTCAAAACTGGTGTTCTTCCCATCCCCATTATCTCAAAGACTCTGGCACAAACATCATTGAGACTTGACCAATTCAGTCCTATCGAAGCGCGACAATTCAACTGCCTGTACTCGTCAAATATAGGGCCGAGTTCATAGATTACAGAATGACCTCTAGCCCTTAACTGACGTATCCACTCATTGCGATTCTCGTAGTGAAGCCCGATGAGACAGCAATCGGCGTCTTCGGGGATTAGTGGGTCTGGGTAAAGTACGGTTGGGTCAAACGCGTATGGGCAATAGATGTCGCCGGGTTCGCTGTAACACTTCTGCATGTTGAAGAATTTGTCCGAGTAAGACCTTGGAAGAGAGTAGTCAAGTACGTGCGGATCGGTGGCTACTGTAGCGGTTAGACAATCCGGTTTGTCTGCGAAATTAAATCCCGCGTCCACCTGAAGTACCAAATCTGGTTTCCAGGGCAATTGCGCCTTTATCATGCTCCATGGAGGAGTTGTAAACTGTGGAGGAAGCGCAAAGTCTACTGGGCGAACATATTTTTCGGGCAAATTCATTCCTCCCGCCCACGGAATAAACGAACCCGTGAACGGGCCAGTAATCCATAATTCAACGTCTGAACGTCTTTCAAGGGCGCGCCTGAACCACCCAGCCATAGACATAGGATAAGCTAAATAAGCGAAAACTATCTTTATTTTAGCCACTTTTCCTCGAATTTCTTCTGGTTTCTGCGTGTCAACTTCTCTCGTTCTGGTGAATATCCTAAAGTACCCGCCCCCATGTGCCTTAGGAGGGGCGTATTCAACGGAACTACGGGATAGCCCAATTTATATGCCTGGGTGCTTAAATCCACGTCCTCGAAGTCATTAGGGGAGAATCTGGTATCAAAGGTAATATCATTCCAAAGTTCTTTGGAGGCAGCAAGGAAATAACCTTCAAGATAGGGAAAGATCTTACCATTGAAGGCGTTCCAGCCCGAATCCCAATCGACTAAGGTATTCCCCACCAAAGATAGTGGAGACCTCTTTATCTGCTTCTCAACCAGGGGAATGAAGTCTCCGGTTACTATGACATCGTTATTCATTAGGATTTTTATATCACCTTTGGCAACTGCCAGTCCCGCCCGTGAGATATAGAGGAAACCGACATTCTTATCAACTCTTTCGACACGACACCTATCGTTTTCGTAAGGAACGCGTGATCCATCGTCCATAACAAGTATTTCAGGATTGCCACAGTATTTCTGTAACGAATCTACGAGTTGATTAGTAAGTTCGGGCTTATTGAAGTGAGGAATGATTATGCTAATCATGTTTATCCTTTCCGCCCTATTATACCCCAAAAATCAGTAGTGACCGCACTCGAATACTTTTATTTCCACCTCATTTGCTATATGACATAGAGGAGTGTTCCTCCCACAACAACCACCCTTTAGAGATAATAACAAATCCACATCTTCCGGTTCTGCCCAACACAAAGAAACAGAATGTTCGGGATTGAAATAATACGCGTGCCCATTCACGTTTTCTATCAACCTGGGGATGGGCTGGTAGTAAACAAGAGCTACTTTATTCTGATCCATGTAATATCGACTTTAGGTTTCTTAGACAGTCCGAATATCTGGATGCGTTAATAATCAACGTTCCGTTGGCAAAGTCTTTCTTGGTTTGAAGAAAGTCTATTTCTCCAGAGAAGTGAAACGTCTTTCTTCCAGGATTTATTTCATCACAAGACATCTTCTCATACTTTGCCCCCAATGCCATATAACATGCCGCTAAATAGAAGTTTCTGGTTTCTGAATCTTGAGTCATAATCTTTTTATACTCCTGCTATAATTTTAGCAGAATGAAAGGACGATAGGCAAGACTGAATGTGAAAAGCCCCGATTTTCTCGGGGCTAGTTTAATTTTACGAACTTAGGATATTTCAGCCGAGTTCCGTGCAGCCGGTATAGGTTCTGCCGCTGAACACGCTTCGATAGGCACTCTGAGCGCAATACTGCTTGATAATCAAAGCAGTCTTTGCCCATACCTCAAAAGCAATCGATGTGCACAAGGGCACAAGATCGATCAGCGAGAGAGGTATCTGTGTGCTTCGGTACACCAGAGGTAGTCCGTTATGCTGCATACGGAGAGCATAGATGGTAGAGGCGAATGCCCCATTGCCCATATCGGTGCGGGCGAAGTTCACGTCCGAAACTACGGTCAGACGACCGATGGAGGTGTTGACGAATCCAGCGAAGTTGAAACCGGGGATCAGTCGGTCGCCGTTACTCTGGAGAATAACCTGTGACCCCTGGAAGCCCAACTGGAAGTAAGCGGCCAGTGTCTCTTGAATTGCTTGAGGATGACCAAATATGTGAGTAGGCTTGGCGCAAGTTTCTGCCAGGAAGCGGTCGAAACCGATAGCAGAGAAGGAACCGGAAACGGTCATACCAGTTACGGATGAACCCGTGTTGGTGTGCGCACCATTGGCGGGAACCACTAGGGCTTCCATGCCATCGAACTCTAATACACGAGTGGTGGCATTGCCCGCGGCCAAAAGTCTGTCCCAGGCGTTCATAACAAGTGCCATGGAGAGACTAATCTCTAAGACTTTCAGGGAGGCGATTTCTGCGCGAGTAAAGGTCGTCGCGTCAGTACCACCAGGCATACCCTCAACAGCGGAGTATCCGCCCATCAAGTTCTGGATACCCCAGCGAGCCGCACTGGAGGCCGTGGAGTGCAGAATGTCGGAGATGGTCAGGCTCTTTTTTGCGCCGATGTTCTTCAGATCGACGGTGCGGTTTGAGCCATCGTGGGCATACTCTTCCGGGCAGGCCCCATCAGCAAAGGCGATGTAGTTCGTACCACTGACAAACGCCAGGGTCGTCATTTCACGCCAGTTCTCTTGCTTCAGGGAGGTGCGAATTTCGGGGATGTTCTGGAATAGGCTAATATCCTCGCACATATCGAGAATTTCTGTATGATCGAGAGGTGTGGGGAATTGCGCGGCGAAATCGGCAGGAGTAACTACGTTAACTGCAAGAGGATCGGTAGCGCGCTGAACAATAGGATCGGCAACCGGAATTGGTTGGCCGGTTTCAACATTTAAGCCAATGTCAGACATGGCAAAATCTCCTTATAGAATAGGTTTATGCCGACGCTTGCTTGACCGGGCGACACCAAAGTTTAACCGCCCGACGCTCGCTTTACCAGCGGGTTATTGACGAGGCTGCAATCCAGCTCTCGTGAATACAATATTTTCCAGACTAGACTTTTTAGTCTGTGGTTGAACCTGTGACCTCAGCACCGCTTCTTTTACCAAGGCGGGAGACATGGAGCGAGGTTTCGGAACAATGGCAACGGGCGCATTGGTGCGAGGTTGTGCAACCTGTGAGCGCATGATTGCCATATCGTTTGAATACTGGTCAAGTTTAGCCAGAGCAGCATCCAATTTCTGCGAGAGTTGTGCAATCGCTTCATTGGGGTCAAGAGGTTTGACTGGTGCTACTTCTGCCTTAATGACCTCGCCAAGGGCATTGAGGGCGGGTTGGATGGAGGTTAGTTTCTCTTCATCCGTTCCGGCCATAGATTTGGCTGCCAGAACTGCGTTTACCAATGATTCCATCGGTTCTGCAAGAGCCTGTGACTTGACTGCCACAAAATCTTTGAGTTGATCGGTGACTTTGTGTGCGGCCTCCGTCTTTGCGGCTCCATCCAGTTCTGGACGATTATAGATACTGTCCAGAAGCCCATTCAACTCTGCAATCATGGCGTCCAAGGACTCTTGGGCAGTTCCGCGTATCCAGAGTTTAGGATTCAACTCCAATGGAGGTAAATTCTGAGTATGAGATGGGTCGTCATCACGAACCTGCGGAGCAACATCCAGTAAATTTGATTTGTTTTCCACTTCTTTACCTTCTTTCTGTTTGTTTTCAACACCTGCGGACTTCTCTCCGCGTTCAATACGTTTTCCAACTACACCCTTACCGCGATAACTGCCCTTCTCCTGTCCAAAGCGAGAGGCGGCGTTAGCAGCATGGGCTTTATCCGGCATGGGATAACGATAGTTCACCGGGTCTCCCCATTTACTATCGGGGACGCTCGACCATTTTCCCGGCTTGGTAACATGGCCTTGTGCGAGAATAGCGATTCCGTACTTGGCAGCACGGGCTTTTTGAGCAGCGCGTCCTTTTTCCAGGTCGGCCTTCTCTTCTACCGGGACTTCGGGATAATCCTGAACTTCGGTAGCCTCAATGAACCCTTCGGGCTGTTCGAGAGATTCCGATACGTCTAGTACATCTTCGGTATCAGAGAACTCGACAAGAACCTCTGACTTCCCAACCAGCATGGCCTTTCTTTCCAACTCTTCTGCCAAATCCGGGTCTATAATCGAGGCGGCGTCCTGCTTTCTAGTAATTTTAGCCATAGATTTGTCTACCTCCACGCTTGCCCGTTGATTGACTGGTGCTCTGGTAAGGGCAAAATGAACCAAATATCCATCCAAATACTTCTTGTCTCCGATTCCTTCCTCACATTGAGAACAGGTATCGGCCAATGACTGTCTTTTGAAGACCGGCCCATCCCCGTGTTGATGGGCAAGGTCTAAAAATGCGATAGAAACTCGAATTTTCTTGTCTTCGGGCGTACTAAGGTCGTCTGCAATGGATTTATAGCAGTTTTGACCTAATTTTGTGTCAAAAAACTTACCCTTAGCCTTTAATGTATCTCCATCGGTATAAACTGCCTCTGGAATTCCCGGAACTGCCTCTCCATTCAGGTCTGGATAATGAGAAATGGAGACATAGGGCATCCCGCCTTTCCAAAAGTCAGATATAACCAGGCTTTTGAAGGCTTCTGGGACGGGTTTTTTACTGTTAATGTTCTCAATGAACGACTTGTAGAGAGGTAGAGTCATTCTCTCGTCGTACAAATCCTTTTTAGTATCTGAGGCGGTCATCTTCCAGCGCATAGAAGCGCCAGGAGTAATCGCCATGGAGAACTCGACAAGTGCATTTTTCTTTATCCACTTGTCATCTACCTTATGAAATCCAGCGGATTGAATTCCGCCCCAGGCTTTCTTTGCAGCCACCTCGTCTGAATCACCAGCCTTTTTAGAGGCGTCATGGATTTTCTCCCATAACGAAAAGGCTGGCGAAGAAGCTGGCATTGTACTAAAAGGCATTACTTATCTCCGATTACTAATGTTCCGAACCATTCGTTCCATCCTATTGAAAATAGGTGGACTACCAAACTTATCATTGCTCCAGTTGCCAACTCGCTCACTACGGGAAAGTAGAAAACCGAGCGAAACAAAGCAACCCGAAAAACCAAAGCAAGAAAGAAGTAAACCCACGTTCCCAAACAGAAGTTACATAAAAAAAGCTGGTTCAGGAAGGGTATCTTTATCTTCTGAACCAGCGGGAACTTCTGGATTGTGTAGATGCAGACTTTACCAATCAGCATCAGTAAAACAAGTTGTATATCACTCATTCTTGGGCGGGCGTCCGGCTTTACGGGCTTCTGGAACAAGGACGTACAAGACCTTGAAGAACCCAGCCGATTTCTCTTGATCGTTGGTTGGGCCAAGATAAACCACATGCTCAACTTCATAACCTGCCGGAAGTTCAATTTCTGGATTTGATCCGGGCAGGCCAAGAGTACGAACCATATTATGAATCTTTGCCATTTTCAATCTCCTTATCAAGTATCTTTTCTAGTATCTGTTGACCGGCTGTTTCAGCGGCAGTCATTAGGTGTGGATAGGCATCCAAGAACTTTTGGGTGACTATCTTCACAACTTGTACTTTATTATCACTTTTTTCGCCCGTAGGGTCAATAGTGAGTTCGTCTATCATATCTGACATAATAGTGGCCGCCATGATGGATTGCGCTATGTCAGTTGCCTCGGTTGAAGCCTGCTCCATACATTTTTGAACGTCTACCGAATTGATTTTCTGTTCAGCGTCAATTTCGTCATACGACCCTTCGTAATATTCATCAGATTCAGACATCTGTAGATAAATCTTATCTCGAAGAGCCTGTCTTACTTTGGGCGCATCTTCCGAGTCAAATCGTACTTCTCCAAGACCATGCTGTTTAAGCGCCCCAGTAATAGTCCTGCGTTTCTTCTCAACATCTTCCAGCATGTGTGCTTCCGGGTCTCTCCACCAAAGAGCGTCTGCAATGTGTTTCTTCCACGCTTCTACTTCTTCCGGTTTCATATTCTTTATGGAAGTAATAAAGTTTTTGAGAGGATTAAAGACCTGCTTGACTGTCTTGTCAGACTGTTTCTTGAGTTCAACAATTCCTTCTTGGGTAGCCAAAGAAGCCTGAACAGAACTCACTTCCCCCCGTCCGCCGTTGTCTGCCGATACTTTCTCGCCCAAGAGTCCTGGATTAGTAGTGTTTCCAGACTGCGGCCAGTCTATATTCTTATCCAGCGTTTCGGGAACAGAAACAGTAATTAATCCGTCTACCAATCCCTGTGCGCGTAATTCCTGCGGGGCGAAGATTTGATTGCGGGTAAATATCTCGTCTGCCTGTGCGTTAGCGAGTCTAGCGCGTCCCCGAGCAACATTCTGGTCGGAATCAAAGTCGATCCATGTAAATTCCAATTCGTCGGGTAAGATATGGTCATAGAAAGACTTGAACTTCTTTTTCATCACCGATAGGATATTCTTTTTAGTTTTTCTCTCATCCCGAATAGTACCAGAGAGAGTTTCCCCGCCATTGGAAGAACCGCCCATCCCAATATCGGACGGACTCATTCCATACCCGGCACAAATCAAATTGGCATAACGGGAAGTAATCTTATCAAACATGATTTCATTCGGGGACATATTGAATGGAATCCACTTTACCGGTGTGGTGTGTTCATAGAGAACAGGAATCTTCATCGGGTCAGTACCACTGAATAAGTCCTGCGCCTCTTTCATCCACTCCTGGGCAACGTCTTTTTCGGTATCGCCCAAATCGAGGATACCAACCTGGGGAGTATTAAGTAGTAATTCTGCAAAGTATTTATCCCCCCGCTTCATCAAATCAAAGACTAGATAGATTAATTCAGGCGGAGCCATTCCCCAGCCCTCTCTCCATATCTCAGAACGAGGATTCATGTATTGACGACTTACTGCGTGTTTGGGGAAAGCGATAGGCTCAAGCGGTATATTGGGTACACGCTGGATGATGGGAAAGTCGGCGTTAAGAGATGGCATACAAGTGCCACCATCCAAACACCTAATCCATTGAAGTTTTCCACTCGGGTCATCGTTGTCCCGTCCGACTTCTGCTGCCATACCAAAGGGTAAGTCCAATAAGTCCTTCCCAAGCCATTCAAGGCGTCCGGTGAAATCAAGGTCGGCATATTCTGATTCATTTTCCAATATCCTCGTATTCCACTTAATTTTAGTTTTTAGTTCATCCGTCTTATCAGAATCCTTTGCCACTATCTTCCAATCAAGTGCTGTTAGTTGTGAGATAGCGGTTTGGCGACAGACAGCGGCGATAGGGACACTTAATACAAAGCTCCTCCAAATTGCCGCCTCCTGCCACTGGGGATTCATCCAAGCAGGGACTACTCGATAGAGATAATTGAGTATATTTCCACCGGGAGCACTTCTTTGTCCCGGAAGAACCGTTTGAATTAGAAGATCGGTTGGATTTAATTGCTTTGCTTTAGTTCGTGTTTTAGCAGTCATTTGAAGTAATTATAAGATGTCAAGGTAGGATTGTGGTAGTGTGAGTTTCATAGTAGAATTAATTATGTTTAGATGCAAAAACTGTTCGGGCGGTTGTCTTGGGCTGAGTTGTCATCATGGCAAATTCGGTTGCGTATTTTGCCATTGTCTAAAGACTTGCGAAGAGGTTGAACTGGATGGTCGGCCTCCAAGTTATATGATATAATAGTTTTTGTTCATGTTCGTTTCTCCTCCTTTCTGGCGGCCTACCGCCACAACGAAACTCCCGTCGGGCCACGGGAGTTTTCGATTAAACCTTTACAAAGTTTGTTTTATCAAGTAATATATAGCCTCTATGGTGATTGTGTTGTAGCGGTAGCAAAACAAGCTGTGAACTTGTGAGTGTGGGTTCAACTCCCGCCAGCCACCCAAGAACATTAACAACCTAAATGCCGATGTAGTTTAGAGGAAAAATAACTGTTCTGTAAACAGTGGTCAGGGGTTCGAGTCCCTTCTTCGGCTCTATGGGCTTCTGGTGATAAAGGCGAGCACTCTGCTCCTGCAAAGCAGCGGTCAGGGTTCAATTCCCTGGAGGTCCACTATGCGGATGTGGCGTATTGGCAGCGCCTCAGTCCTCCAAACTGATGATATGAGTCCGATTCTCATCATCCGCTCCTTTGATGCTTACGCCAATTGGGTAGGCGACTGTCTGCAAAACAGTTTTGGTCAGTTCGATTCTGACAAGCATCTCCTTTGCTTCTGTGGTGTCAACGGACAGCACACCTCCCCCTTAAGGAGTGAAGAGAAGGTTCAAATCCTTTCAGAAGCACTTACGCTTCACTCGTTCAACGGACAGGATGAGTTTCCTCTAAAAACAAGATCGGAGTTCAATTCTCCGGTGAAGCGCCTTTATCCCCGACTCGTATAACGGTAAGTACACCTGTTCTACACACAGGGAATCAGCGTTCGAGCCGCTGGTTGGGGACTGCGAGTATGACGAACGGCTGAGTCGGCAGTCTCATAAACTGCTCTAAGTGGTTCAACTCCACTACTCGCAACTTTATCTCTGGATGGCGGAATAGGCAGACGCGCACGTCTTAAGAATGTGTGTCCTAGGACATGAGGGTTCGACACCCTCTCCAGAGACTATCCCAATGTGGCGAAACTTTGGCATACGCACCTGACCTAGGATCAGACGCCTTCGGGCATGGAGGTTCGACCCCTCTCATTGGGACTTTGCTTCTGTCGCCTAACGGATTTGGCCCTCGCCTTTTAAGCGAGTGAAGTAGGTTCAACCCCTATCAGAAGCACTCTGGAGCGTTGGCGTAATCGGCTATCGCAATGGTTCGCTAAACCATCCAACCGAAAGGTTGTCCGAGTCCGAGTCTCGGACGCTCCGCTCTGCTGGTGAAGCACATGAGGATGTGTACCTTCTTGGTAAGAAGGTGGTAGTGAGTCCGAATCTCACCACTAGCTCAATGCCGGTCAAGCACTATACGGATGTGCAACCCGCCCGTAACGGGAAGGCAGAGAGTCCGAATCTCTCGACTGGCTCTAATTTATTATTAAAGGCGGAGGCCTAAAATGAATATCAACAATACAAAGAAAAACAATCAACTGGGTATGCCATTTGGAACTGCAAGCAATAGATTAAGAAAAATGGTTTTGTTTGATTTATTGGTACAAAGTGGAAAAAACTATTGTTTTCAGTGTAACAAATTAATACAATCGGTAGATGAACTTTCAATTGAACATAAGATTCCGTGGTTAGATTCGGAAAACCCGAAACTTCTTTTCTTTGACGTTTGCAATATCGCGTTTAGTCATCTTAATTGTAATGTTGGTGCAAGAGACATAGGGTATAATAAATCTAAGTTTTTTGGTGCTAAATTGACATTGGAAGAAGTTAAACAATTAAAACTGGATTCTTCCTCTGGAATACAAACAAAAGAATTATCTAATAAGTTTGGAATATCAGAAAGAGAAGTAAGAAACATAAAGTCTAGTAATACATGGAAGGGCTAACATTGGTGTGTGCAGCAGTCCTGAAAACTGTAATCCGAGTGATCGGATTGGGAGTTCGAATCCCCCTCCTTCCGCCTTCGCCTTTATAGGCTAATGGACAGACCACCGGGCCACGGACTCGGTTCTGAGCGTTCAAGTCGCTCTAAAGGCACTCTTGCTGGTGTGATGCAACTCGGCAGACATGGCAAGCCCAAACCTTGCCTCATGGGAGTTCGAATCTCCCTGCCAGCACTCATGCACGGGTTGGGCAGGTGGTGGGCCCCTCTGACTGTAGATCAGACTCTTCGGACATGGTGGTTCGATTCCACTCCCGCGCACCATGCGCCTGTAGCTCAAAGGATGAGCAATCCCCCCCTAAGGGAAAGGCTGTCAGTCCGAATCTGACCAGGTGCTCTATGCACTCGTAGCAAAACGGTGAATGCAACTGTCTTATAAACAGTAATGTGCAGGTTCGATTCCCGCCGGGTGCACTATGCAGCAGTAGCCAAGTGGTAAAGGCGCACGTCTGATAAGCGTGTATGCGGTAGTCCGAATCTACCTTGCTGCACCTATGCTTCTGTAGTTCAGCGGTCGAAAACAATGGATTCTCAATCCATCGCCTTGGGTTCAAATCCCAACAGAAGCACTATGCCCTTGTAGTTCACCGGCTAAAACTTCGGACCTTCAATCCGAGACAACGGGATCGTCACCCGTCGAGGGCACTACATTGCTGGATAGCTCAACTGGCCGAGCAGACGGCTGTTACCCGTAAGGTTGTAGGTTCGAGTCCTACTCCAGCAGCTATGACCTACTGATGTAACGGTAGCGTGTCTGCCTGTCGAGCAGAAAGTCGGAGATCGTCCCTCCGGTAGGTCGCCTCGTAGGTCGATAACATAGTGGTAGTGTAGGTGACTCCAAATCTCCTAACGAGTGTTCGATTCACTCTCGACCTGCCTATCAGGGTGTGGTGTACCGGTTGCACACGAAGTAATAATTCGTAGTATAATATTGTTATGAGAAATCGAGAAAACACAAAACTGCGTAGTTATGAATGGCACAAGGCACATCACGATAAAGTTCTTGAATATAGTCATACATATCATGCGAAACATAAAGAAGAAGAACGAGAAAAAGGAAGAATTAGAAGAAATCTAGTTCGTTGGAATTGTCTTATTCATTATGGTGGAGAACCTCCAAGGTGTTTATGTTGTGGAGAATCTAATATAGAATTTCTTTGCATTGACCACATCAATGGCGGAGGAGAGCGACAAAGAAAACAAATAGGACAGGGAGCCAAAATTTATAATTGGCTAATAAAAAATAACTATCCAAAAGGTTTTCGTGTTCTATGCGCTAATTGCAATCAGTCATACGGGCATTATGGATATTGCCCACATTCGGAGAGTAGCTTAGCCCGGTAAAGCACTTGCCCTGGGAGCAAGGGATCGAGGGTTCAAATCCCCCTTCTCCGACCTTGTTGATGAGTAGCTCAACGGTAGAGCAGGTGGCCTTGAACCACACGGTAGGAGGTTCGACACCTTCCTCATCAGCCTTATTGCGGAGTAGCTCAACTGGTGGAGCAAGCGGCCCTGAACCGCAAGGTTATAGGTTCGATCCCTATCCCCGCAGCTATGCGCCTGTAGTGTAGATGGTCTGCACGCGATGCCGAAGACATTGAAGTATTGGTTCGATACCAATCGGGCACACTAAAACTCCCTCACCATGAGGGGGTTTTTGATTCAGACGGGCTTCCTAAAACTTCCCACCCCAATCTCGCTTTTTTCTTCTTTCTTGTCTAACTTCTGCCCCAAGTGTGCAAATTTAAGTTTACCCCATTTCCTGATAGGGGCTATGGATAATCTGGCTCCAGTTACGGAGGTTATTCTATCATCGTGGGCGTGTGGTTGCGGGAACATATCCAATTCGCTAAAAAATCCTTCATTCCATGTTCCTTTGACGATATACCAAAGCCCTTGATATGCTTCTGCGAACCATGTATTTGCCGCCATTACCCTGTCACCATCTTTCTTTGGGTCGTGCGGTCTTACTGTAAATCCAAGTGGCTTGACCAGAGCGGCCAATGCCGCCACCTGATTTTTACCACCCGAACCCGGCTCCTGTTCAACATAAATTGGTATCTGTGTTCCATCGGAAATAGCAGTGTTCCTAAAATTCTCTTGTATCTTTTCCCATTCCCACTTTCCAGATACCTGATTTTCAATGCAGTAATGCTCTTTCTTATCATCAAACGATACTAAAGAGCCGACTGTTTCATCCGGGTCTGTCCCAACCTTCTTCTCAGAAGCCGCCAAGTCCCAATAGCGATACCTGCCCCTCCATTCTGGGGCTTTGTCAAGAACATGGGAAACATTAGTGGTGGGATTTCTAGTAAACCAAATCCTATCTCCCAAAGCACCCTCTTCGTTGGCGGCATACCCCTCTACTTCACGTTTCCTCAAATAACCAGACGGAAAAGATGATATAAGCGTAGCATAGAATATTGGGTCAAGGTTCTTTTGGTTCTCTTCCAGGCTGACATGGAAGGACTCTATCAACTCACGTCCCTGCATATCTGGAATATCTTTCAACAACCTATAGACCTCATCGGGTACTTCTTTTCTATCAAATAAAGTGGCAATCCATGAGAGTGTATCCGCCGGGGTGGTAGTAGTAAATCGTTGGGTATCACTACCAATACGAACACCGGCGATAGCGTTCTTCCACGCTATTCCGGTTTTATCCCTGCGAGATTCGTCATACCACAACCAGTTTACATTATGCCCACGCCCAGATTCCGGGTCACGAAGTCCACGACAGTATAAAACAGTACCATTGATAAATACGATGGAGAATGGCCTGGTTACATCCCAAGACTCCGACCGTCTCACCCTGTGTTTTACAATGACCATCTGCCATGGAATCCAACTACGTAGTTCTGGCCATGTAGATGTTTTGAAGTTCTCCAGGTCTGGATTTACGACTATTCCCGTTCTCCCCTCACGAATCTTTCGTAATGCCTTTTGTGCCCCCGCTGCTGTTTTACCTGAACCGCGTCCACCCTGTAGTGCTACAAAAACGGCGTCCGACTCAATAAATGCTAACTGTTCTCCGGCTGGGTCATAGGGTTTTCCGGCCCCGTTCCTGCGAAAGAATCCACGCTCATCAACATTCCACTTATCAGACCAGGCGATATTTGATTTATCTACTTTGGGAATATCAAGATTCCTCGCCTTCATCTCGGTAAGTAAGGCAAGCAACTCCCTCTTATCTTTGTCACTCAGGTCTTTCCGTATCGTTTTGTTCTGTTGCATCGACAGCCGTAACCTCTATTGGTTCTTCGCCCGTGAATTTCTTCAATTTCTTTTCCAGTTCTTCGTTTGTGGCAGTAGATAATTCTGCAAAGTACGCTGCCCAACCAAGTAACTTGTCCTGTAATTCAGCACCCTTTCCAATGGCTCTAATGGCATCGGCGGAGTTCTCAATACCCTTATCCCTTAGGTAATCTACACCCAAGTCTACAAGTTCTTGCCCAACCGAGGCCATCCTTTGTATAATGTCCTGTCTTTGCTTAATAATAATCAAGTCACCAGCCTGATCTGCCTGTCCATCCAACGCGTCGGCATGTTCCTCCCAATCCTCCTGCTTGTGCCATAATATTATAGTGCGAAGTCCTGGAGTTCTTACCCCCTCACCAGCCTCTTCCTGCATAACATTAACGACCTGTTGATATTCAGGTCGTCCTAGTTTATACCATAGGGCAAAGGCTTGCTGGTGTACTTCTTGGGAGAAGGCAAGTTTCTTTATTCGTGCATTACTTTTATCGGACATTACTCCCCTAACTTTTCATCAATCAGTCGCCACTCATCCGAGGCTTCAAGCATTTGAATAATATCCCACACTTCGCGCTCTGACGTTCTCTGTTCCTCAAGAAAATACTGTAAGAACTGCGTTACCAGGAACTCGCCCTCATCGTGTGCGGTCTTATAGATTTCTTCAATAGCGGCGGTAGTCTTTTGTTCGGCGGCGTAGGCGTTCTTGAAGTAATTTGGCAATTCTCTGTTTACTGGGTCAATTTTCCGAATTGCATCGTATATTGGCGTGATATTCCGATCTACTAATAACGAGGCGAATTTATCCGCGTGACCCGTTTCGTCATCCGAGGACTTTCGCATGAACTTGGCAGAACCTCCCCACCCCATATTATCAAGTTCGTCTGCCATCTGTCTGTAAACTGCTGAATTAGTTCGCTCCAGCGTAACTTCATTCTGTAAAAGAGTTTCAACCAAAATTTGCATAGTAGCCTCCAAAGAGATTATACACTCTTACTACCTATAACTAAAGGCTGGAATTACTCCCCCGCCCCGCATATTAAACGCGTTATTTTTATGAATTAGATTATGATGTTCTGGACAAACATAGACCACTTCGCCCCATCTCTCATCCCCTAAATT